TGAAATAATTTGACCTTGTCTTGCCTCAGAAAGGTTATTCCACTTTTCTTTAAATTTTTCTGGCATATCAGTAACTACATCTAATTCATTTTTCTTTTCAATAAAATTAGATTCCCAAATATTTTCAGCTTGTATAGTTGACATAATTGGTTTAGAATTCATTGATTCTACAATCATAGCTTGCTTCTCTGTAGATAAAGAATTAAATTCATTCTTTTTAGATTCTCCTAAGAAATTCATAAAGTGCATTTCAGATACATTCTTAACTTCAGCAGCTGCAATTAACTTTTCTAATTTTTCTTCAATAGAATTTTTATAATCTACAGTCTCATGAGTTTTACCACATGATTCACACATTTCTTTTAATTTTGCTTTATCTGCGTCAGGATACTTTTCACAAACTTGTTCGTAAGTCATACCTTCTCCCATACATTTTGAAACTTCTTCCATTGTTGGAGTTGCACCTTCCATTTTACCGTATTCATTAACAGTACCTTCGTTAATTGAATCAGCCTTTGGTGTATTAATGTTTTCAGCAATGTATTCAGAATACTTAATACTCTTATCTACATTTTCTCCAAGATATTCAGAATAAGCAATATTCTGATCAACCTTTTCAGCAACATATTCTGAATAATCAATACTCTTTTCTACGTTTTCAGCAACATAGTTAGAATATTGAATTCCTTTGTCAGCCATCTCAGCAACATGCTCTGCGTATTGAATACTACCATCAAGCTCTTCAGCTAAATATGTAGCATAATCTTTAATTGAATTTACATTCTCTGCTAAGTAGTCAGAGTAAGAAATATTTTTGTCTAAGTTTTCTGATAAGTACTCAGCATAATCAGTAACCTGATTTACTTTATCTGCAATATGCTCAGTGTACTTAATAAGTTTTTCCATTACCTCATCATTATTAGAATTAGTAGATTCTTTAACATTACTTAGAACTCCAGATACATATTCAGTATACTTTTGAAAATCTTCGACGGATACATAGTTTTTATTTTCCATTGTTAGATCTTTTTTATTATTGTTGTTATTTTCAGTTTCTTCCATTTCGTAAATTAATATGCCATCGTCATTGCTTAGGCCAAAAGATTCATTTACTCTAGACAGTTCAGCATTTTCAAAACCAGGATCTGCGACCAAGTCATAAGTAAAAAACTTTTTAATTTTAACTTTACCATTTTCATCTACTGTACCAGCAGCTCTACTTGAAATATGTAAAGGAATACCATCTTTAATAAGAGCTTGCGCTTCTTTACCTTTAGAAGTATTTAATAATCTTATTTTACCAATAACTTGTTTTTTATCTTTATCATAATCTAAAGATTCTACAACATGAGAGACGTTAGCCAAACTAACATCAAAATCCTTAGGATGGTCTAATTCTCCTAAAAGCTTATTGGTCTTAACCTTTTCCTGTAATTCATTAATGTGAGGCATTACTTCTTTCTCCTCATAAATTCGGTTATTCTTGTTCTTGACATCAAACTCAGTAAATACACCTTCTAATACAACTGAACCGTCTTCACCGGTGGTTATATCTAAATTTGATTTCTGTCTTTCAAGAATTAATAATTTTTTTCCTGACATTTTCTCTAGTTATTTGATTTATATATTATAAGTTCTGTAAAGTTTTTATTAGAGGTCTGCTAATGGATCTTCATCTGCTGCTCCCTCTTTCTTCTCAGGTTTAAAATCTGCCTTATCAGCACCTAAAAGGATCTTTTCAATATCTTCTTCTGAATAATTTTCCTTCTCTAAATCAGCCCTTTCTTTTGCTCTAGCATTAGCCTTAAATCTTCACGAGTAAATCCACCATACCTCTTAACCAAGAATCCTAAATCGAAGTATGGAATTTCCTCCATTTCAGCAGTCATGGTACTTAATTGAGTTTTTAGATTACCAATAAAATCAACTCTTTTTGTTTGTAATTCCATTTCTTTCATTTCTTCAAAAACATTATCCTTAACGAAATTAAGACCTAAACCAGATTTAAAAGAAACATCATTTTTTAATTCAGGATGATTAAGACACATTTGAAGATACATAGGTTTAACAAGTACTTCCTGGAATATAGATCTTAACCTATCAACAAATTTAGAAAATTTAATTTCATCTCTTAGCATTCCACTAGCATCCATATCATAAGTATTACCACCTTCTTTATCAAACCTAGAAAAAGGTATTTTAGAAGCTAATTTTAATCTATCTGCAAAATACTTAAGAGATTCTGTATCACCAAGATCTGGTCCATCACCACCAATTGTACTAATCTCTGGAGATTCGCCATCTTTAGAAGGTAACCAGTATTCTTTATTGAATGGCATCATTGGTTTACCGTTAGTTACAATTTCACCACTCTCTTGATTAAAATCAACAACCTCTCTATACGAATTCATTAATGAAGCTAGAGATTGTTTTGCTCTTGTTTTAGATTTACCACCTACCGGTATAATAAATTGGGTTTTAAATGAAGCATTAGAAACAGCCCAGATAATTCTAGTAGTTTCCATAATTCTTAAAAGGTTAAATGATCTTATTAATCTTTCAACATAAGATATTCTCATTGGTGAATTAACCTGAGAATATGAAAGGTATATAATTTGTGAATCCCATAACTTTCTTTCTTTTGCACCCTGTCCTTTATATTGTACCCATTGCTTCTTTCCAGTGTCAGTATCAATACCAGGCATTAATGAAATAGGGTCTAATTCCTTAAATCCTATAATCTCCGTCTGTTTATCATTATATACTATCTCAAAGGCAAGGAATCCGTCTACTAACCATTTCCTAAAATAATTCCAAGGCTGAACTGAATCGTTAAAACCAAAATAATTATAAAGGTTATTATATACATCACCAATTTCATCTTCAATAGAACTTGCAATATGTCCATGAAAATCAGAGTATGCCATAAAATTAGATTCATCAAATACAATTGCTTCATCTGTAATTACATCTAGGATATCTTCTATCTCATCTTGTACCGCATATTGTCTAAGCTCATCTCTCTTTCTTTCATAATCTCTATCAAAAATAGAGATATTCTTTTTCATTGTAGTATCCGTTAATGATAGAGCAGCAAATGCACTATACATATCATCAGCGTCTGAGCCCATTGGATTAAACGTATAACCCATTTGGTTTTCAGTAAACCCTACTGCACGTGAATTACGAATGATCATATCATCATAAGCCATGCCTAAATTAGAAAGATCCTTTAAAATCTTCCTTACTGGATTACCTGTACTTAAGGGTCCTCTTCTGTCAGTAAAACCTGCCATATTGTTTTATCTTTTATTGTTTATATATTCTTGTAATATAATGCTTGTGCTTCATTAATATTTCCACCAAAGAAATGATTTTGATTGTTTACAGCACCTATATACCAATCTTCATAACCTAACATTCTAGGTTTTCTCATTCTATCTAATCTATACTGTCTAACTGCATAAGTAAGATTATATTTTCTACCTAGTGATTTTTTTAAATTATCATATGTAAATTCATTTAACCTAGGTTGAGCCATAGGATTACCTGGTGCCTTATTTATTGCAGAAGTGATCGTACTTTTAAATGATTTAAAAACATCAGAAAGAAAAGGTATTCTAGCATCATAAGGAATGTAGTGGATGTTTACACCTAATTGATGATCATTGTCACTTTTGCCTAAACCTAATACTAAAGGATAAGTATCATAGAAAGTTTCGTCTGGAGTAAAATATTCAAAAGAATACATCTTACCGTTATCTAATAATCCTTTTGCGATACTCCCAATACCACTGAGGTCTTTTTCAGATTGTTTGGATGCTCCAGACCTCCCTTTATAATCTGCGAGGTAAATATCTAAATCTTCTTGAAAGGATCCTATTATTGCCATTAGAATAATTTTGAGTCTTCTGTTAAAAGCATTACTTTAAAATTTCTTTGTTTAGCCATTTTATTTAATGCTTCAGTTTTACAAAGGTTTCTAACATAAGTTTCATAACCATGTTGAAAGTTTTTTAATGCCTTTGCTGTTTTTCTTTTTGGTGCCTTTGGTTTTTGTAATTGTGCCTTTGGTTTTATTTCAACTACATATTCTTCTGTTATTCCGTCCTTATCCATTTTAATATAAAAATCAGGATAATAATTATGAAACTTTTTATCTAGCATATTAAAATATTTTATAGAAAAAGGTTCAGATGCCCATTTTATTACATCTTCATTGTGGTCGCACCAATGGCAAAATTTTCTTTCCCAACTACTTCTATATATGATAGGATGAGGTCCTATATACTTTTGAGGATTTATAGGATTATAATACCCTTGCTTAAATCCGGACTTAGAAGTAGGCTTTACCTTTTTGATGCTCATTTAAAAATTATATTGTATAAATCCCATCACTGTCAGCACTACCATTAATTGATACAGTACCAGCATATTTCCTAGGATGTAATTTATTCCAACCTTTTGCAAACCCCCTTTTACATATTTCAGTAAAATAAGCAAATGCATTAGTAGATTTTTCAGGGTTAAAGTTTCTCCAATATTTAAATAAGTCCATATAAGCAGATGCTATACAGTCTTGTCTATCATCAGGATTTGCATATGATAATTTTCTAGAACATTTGTCTGCCAATAACATTAGAAATTCCAATGCCTTTGGGGTTAATTCATCTAATTCTTTAGATTTAACTATTTCTTCAAGAAGATCCCTATTATTTAAGTAATTTCTTTTTCTTGCCATTTTGTAAATGTTTTATTTATTATTATATACAAAAAAAGCCGAT